AGGCACGCCATACTTTATGCCCGGTCGTCGCCGCGTTAACGATGAGGGAATTTGAGGAACAGCAGGCACGTATGGTGTCAGGGCTAGTTCCCGACGAGTATGATGTTGCTGCCATGAAGGAAGCACTAATTGATGAAAGGACTAATAGCCGCCGATGAGCCTAACTATCGCAGACGAAAAGGACGGTCGTGAAATTGATGACGGTAATCAGCGCGTGCTCGTGGGCGATGCCTACGAGAGTGTCGGCCTTGCCGAAAGCGATAAGGATATCTTTGCCAGCGACGGAGACTTCTTCAAAACACTTGGAGGACTAACCGCAACCGTTAAGAAGCGTGCGTCACGAAGTATTGCCAAAGTACACACGGGCATCACACCCGACTCTGGCGAGGGCGGTGCCAAGTCGAACAAACTTGAAATCCAAAACTACGTTACTGGTTATGACATTCTAGAGGTAGTGATCCCGCCCTACAACCTAGACTATCTAGCGAGACTGTACTCACTGTCATCCCCTCACTACGCCTCTGTCAATGTCAAGGTATCCAACATCGTTGGGCTTGGCTATGACTTCATCCAGTCACAGAAAACTAAGGACATAATGGAAGCGGCATCCACCGCTGAGGCCACACAGAAGGCCAACAAGAAATTGTCCAAGGCTAAGGTGCAGATAACAGAGTGGGTAGACTCCTGTAATCAGGAGGACGAATTCATCGAAACTATGAAGCAAATATATACAGACTATGAGGCAACAGGTAATGGCTATCTAGAAATTGGTCGTGCAGCATCCGGTCAGATTGGTTTCCTCGGCCACATTCCTGCTGTCAGCATCCGTGTGCGCCGCACACGCGATGGCTTCGTTCAGGTTATGGGAAATCAGGCGGTATTCTTCCGCCACTTCGGAACGGACACCGAGAATCCTATAACGGGAGACGGTACCCCTAACGAGATTATTCACTTCAAGAAGTACAACCCCACCAATTCTTACTACGGCATATCAGATATCCTGCCTGCGATGGGGGCAATCGCCGGTAATGAATTCGCCCAGCGATTCAACCTAGACTACTTTGAAAACAAAGCAGTACCCCGCTACGTTATTGTTATCAAGGGAGGCAAGTTGTCACTCGGCTCTCAGCAGTCTATCGTTGAGTTCTTTGAGACTGGCCTTAAGGGAAAGAACCACCGCACCCTATTCGTCCCGCTGCCTGCTGATGAGACTGACAAGAAAACCTCATTCGAAATGAAAGCGGTCGAGGCCGGTACTCAGGACGCATCCTTTGTCAACTATAACAAGATCAACCTACAATCTATCTTTATGGCTCACCGTGTACCCATGTCCAAGGTTGCACTAGCCGATAACGTGTCACTGGCAGCCGCCCGTGATGCTGACCGCACATTCAAGGAAGGCGTATGCGTCCTGAACAGCGTGTCATTGAGAAGAAACTTGCCAAAATCTTCAAAGAAAAGACCGACATGTTCCTATTCAAGTTGAACGAACTTACTCTTACGGATGAGGATACTCAGTCTAAGATTGACGAGCGTTACCTCCGTATGCAGGTACTTGTACCTAATGAGGTAAGAGCGAGGGCAGGAATGTCTGGACTTAAGGGCGGTGACAAGGTAGTAGACCTTAAGCCTAATTCAGCAGCAGCGCTGGGCAACAGAAAGCCGATGCTATGGGCACGAGAACTCGTGACCAAAACCGTAGCGCTAATGCTACGGATAGTGCTGGATCAGCAACAGGAAGGAACGCGAAAGGCGATGGAAAAGTTACTCCGTGACTAAGGTCTGTAGCAAATGCAGCGAGCCTAAGTCATTAGACGAGTTTTATGGTAAGCGCTCTGACTGTAAGGAGTGTGTTAAGGCTCGACAGCGTGCATATAATTCTAACCACAAGTTAGAACAGGCCATCTCCAATAGGGAATATAGGTCCACCCATAGAGAGCAAATGGCACGTAGCGACTTTGAACGGTATTGGAACGATCCGGTTACGGCAAGGTCCGCAGCATCGCAGAGATACCGAGATAATATAGATAATGCCAAGGCCGTTCAGAAAGAATATCGACAAAATAATCCAGAAGTGTTCAGAGAAAGAAACCGCCGTAGGCGGGCAGCCCTAAAGGGGCTGTCCGAGCACTTTACCGAATCCGAATGGGCCGATCTACTTGAGGCTTACGGAGAAATTTGCATGAACCCGAAGTGTCGCTCCACTGAGAGTCTCACTAGGGACCACATTATTCCGCTGATAAGCGGCGGTAGTGACACTATCGAAAACATACAAATACTCTGTGGGCTATGCAATTCTCGTAAGGGAATAACCTCAGTCAACTATAAAATTTTGCATTGTTACGATTCATCTGTTAATATACTAGTATGAACGCAATCAACAAGGTCACCTTGACATCTACAGACAAAAGGATGCAGATGGCTATACCTATCTCAAAGGTTGACACTCAAAATCGGCTAGTTTCGGGATTTGCAACTCTAGACAATACTGACAGTCACGATGAGGTTGTAACAGCCGAGGCATCAACGAAGGCATTTGAAAGATTCCGTGGTGCAGTTAGAGAAATGCACCAGCCGGTAGCCGTAGGCAAGATGGTTGACTTTAGTTCTATGTCGTACTATGACACCAAGACAGAAAAATTCTACGAAGGTATTTATGCCACCGTCTACGTGTCCCTAGGTGCCCCGCTCACATGGGAGAAGGTTCTGGACGGCACACTGACAGGTTTTTCTATCGGTGGTGAGATTCTAGAGGCTGACACCGTATATGACGGTGAGTTGCAAAAGTCTATCCGATTCATCAAGGACTACGCTCTCGTAGAGTTGTCACTCGTTGACAATCCTGCTAACCAACTGGCAAATGTCTTTAGCATTACCAAGTCTGCGGACGGTGCCACAACAGTCACCGGCATGATTGTAGACACACAAACCGAGACGGTGTTCTATTGCAGAGCAGATGATCTTGTAAAGACTTCCATCGAAGCAACATTCCAGTGCCCCGTATGTAGAGACACAATGGAATCTGCTGGGTGGTTTGAGTATGACGACTCCAACCGAACTGAAAAGTTGAGAGACGTTGTGCAGAAGTATCTATCGAAAGATAACAATTCGCAGGTACAACCTGCACACAACGAAGGAGGTGTTGATGTGGTAGTAGTAGAAGATACAATTGAAAAGAACGCCGTGGTATCCGAGGAACCAATTGAGGTTGCTGAGGAAGGAAAGGCGCAGACAGAAGTTGATTCGTCAGTAGAAGAAGTAGCCGCAGTAGAGACTGAGGTTGTAGCGGACGAAGTTGAGGCTCCTGCTGAGGCTGCGGACGTTTCCGAGGTTGCCGACGCAGATGATGTACTAACCAAGATGTTTACCGGCCTAAAGACCGATATTACAGAAAGTCTAGAGAAGAATGCAGCAGTAGTGCAGGAGGCTCTGGGTGGACTGACAGCCCGGGTAGATACAGTCACAACTGATGTCGAATCAAAGCATTCTGATCTTGTGGAGAAGTTCGCAACTTTCAGTACAGAACTTGCGGAACTAAAGGCGCGTCTCGATACAACCGAGAAGTCCCTAACCGTCCTAGACGGAGCGACCGCACTAAGAAAGTCCAGCGACCTTGGCGGGTCAACGGAAACCGTGATCGAGAAATCGGACTCGGGCAAATGGGGTGGGCACTTTCTCGGTGCTGACTCACTCCTAGATTGACAGTTTGATGCACCCAAGGGTGCGAGAAATCCATAAAAGAAAGCGAGGTGACAAATAATATGAGTAATGAACTACTAGAAAAGGTTATTCAGACCAGCACCATTGGTGTCGGTGGGGGCACAGAACTCCAGCGCAACGGTCTACTTAACCCCGAGCAGTCCAACCGTTTCATTGACTACATGTGGGATCAGACCGTACTTGGACAACAGGTTCGCACGATCAAGATGAAGTCGGACACGGTGGATATCAACAAGATTGCCGTTGGTGAGCGTCTAATGCGTAAGGCTACTGAGGCTGTTGACACTGGTGTCAACGCATCTGCGACCTTTAGCAAGATTTCTCTTACCACAACCAAGTTGCGTCTAGACTTCGAACTTTCATCTGAATCCCTTGAGGACTCTTTGGA